TGGCCTTGGTCAAGTCGTACTCGTAGAATCCCGATGAGAAACCCGTGAAGCCTGTGACCGTTCCGCTTCCGTTGGTGTTCACGGAACCCGTTGGGTTGAAGGCTTGTACAAAGACAGTTTTGATGCCGCCGACTGAATCTCGGCATCCGAGGGCGTAGCCCGTAGTTAGGGAGCAGGACATAGTGTATATTTATTTTGTGAGTTGCAAGAATAAAAAAGCGGGGGGAAGTTTCCCTCCCCCCTTACACTTAGGCCAAGCGGAAGTCAACCATCAAGTCTGGATACGCAAAATTCACTCCTGCCTTAAAAGCAGCCTGATAACGGATAGAGTCGTTGTCGCGTGACAGCCATATCGAGAACTGCTCCTCGTCGCTCAACAAGTCGGTTCCGTAGAACAAGTTACCGAGGTAGGTGCAGACGATGCGGTTGGTGTTGGTCAAACCTGGGACTGCAACGATGCGAACATTCGTGCCAGGGTAGATGATATCACCATCGGCCAAACCTTGAAGGTCAACCTGGTTGTACATAACACCAGTCTGCGACTTCATGGCTCCAATCAAGGTGCGGAAGTTATTCCATCCGCAGAAGATTACGAGGTCGGTCTTGGTCAAGATGGCCTGTGGGATATCATTGTAAACTTTGTCAAAGATGCTGATGACATTGGAAGTCGTGATACCAACGGAAGCCGATACTGGGTTCCAAGTGGTAGAGGAAGCGTTGGCGAGAACGGTAGAACCCGAAGCGGCGTTCAGCAGTTGGTTGACACCGCTGAAGTAAGCGTTGCCCTGCCAAATGGCGTTCTCCAAAGCCTCGGCGATACGGAGGGCTTTCTGCTCGGAGAATGCTTGTTCAAATGGAACACCGTCGTAAGAGGAACCTGCAGTCAACTGTGACTGCATCCAGTACTGCTCCAAAGAGCGAGGGCAAAGTTCTTCCTGAATCTTCATGCGACCAACGGTGATATTCCGTTGAGTGAAGGTTGTGGTTCCTGAAGAAGTCCATCCGCAAGAATCACCGCTCGCAATAGCGGCATCGGTGTCCATCAGATTGAGGGCAGCGGCTGACTTGATACCAACTTGCTTGGTGAACAAGGATGCCGAACGAGCCGAGAACACGGCTTTGGTGATGAGGGGCAAACGCTGCTGCTCGGTATAGGTAGTCAGCGGTGCAACAAATGAATAACTCATGGCTTTGTTTTTGGGGGGTTAAGGTTAGTTAGATTTTTTTAGGTTTTGGATTGCTTGGGCGATGGCATTGAAGTTCTGCTGCGTTGCGGCCTTGCGCTGCTCCACGATAGCGGATGCGGTTGGCTTTGGGGCTTCGGATGGGAGTTCGGCGACTTTCTCCACGATGTCGGTCATGGTTTCCATCTGCGAGGCAAAGGCGGCCATCTTGTCCTTCATCTTACCCATCTCGGTGTAGGCGGCTTTGAGTTCCTCCATGATGCTGACCAAGTGCTTCTTGACGATTTCTTCCACCATCGCAGGGTCCACCAATGGGTAGCCTTCGGCGATTTCACTCACCACTTCACCCGCAACTTCGGGGGTTATCTCGGCAGCGACCTCTACTTCTTCGGCAGCGGCAGGGGCTTCGGCTACGACAACTTCGGTGATTTTGCCGCCTTCGGTTTTGACGACACCAACGCCTTCCACTTCATGCTCACCATCGGGAGCGGGCAGGGTTTCGTCTTCGGTGATGACATACACGGGCGTTCCAGCAACGAGGTCGCCGTCCACTCGAATGACCGTACCATCTACCAACTTGTAGTCGGCAAAGGATTGCTTTTGGGTTGTGAACTTGCGGAGTTCGGTCCGCAGGGTCATGATAGCGTCTTTCAGGTTCATATTATTGGGATTTGTAGTTTGGTTGGATATGTTGCAAAAAGTTGGTCAAATCGTCTGCGAGGCCCGCAAGTGCGACCTCCAGTTCAGTCCCCGTGTTCTTTATCCCGAATAGCCCCTCCACGGAGAAACCTTTGAAGGCGTGGCGGTTCTCCCACACTTCGTCGTTCTCTACTTTGAAGGAGCCAAACCAAGAGCCGTCGGGGGTGTCCTCGTAGCCTTTGGGGGCAAGTACGCCACGCTCGGTGTCGGTGATGTAACTCTCGAACATGAAGACCCCATCCAGTTCGGCGTTGTGGTAGGCGTTCACATTGTGCTGGTTCCCTTGCTTGAAGTACTTTTGGACAATCTTGCGGATGGTAGCCTTGTCGAATACGACATAGTACTCCCCGTAGGTGTCGTCCTTGCGGTATATGGGCGTATCGGCCAGCATGAGCGGTCCAGTCAGCACACGGCGTTCTCCCGTTTCGGCGAATCTTTGCGGGGTCTTGGCGAAGGCTTGGAAGGGCTTTTCGATAGCGGGCATATCAACGAGGGCGACAAATTGCACACCTTCGTCCACTTCGTCCACGGTCATTCGGTACACGGGAAGTTCCATGTGGGGATATGTAGCGGTTAGCCCAATGTTGCAAATTCGGACAAGCGGCGCACCCTGCTGGTCGTCTGCTGGATGTCACGCTCCACGACATAGGCCCGCATGGGTTGCATCCCTTGGCCTTGGCCGTTCCCAAAGGAAGATAGATCGGTCGTGTTGGGGTTTGCAAAGATGGGGGGAGCAGCAGCCCCACCCGCTCCCGAAGGCATCGGTCCAGCAGGTGAAGGCGCACCGCCTCCTTCCCCGCCGCTTGTGATAGCCCTGCCTGCTTGAATGCCCGCCGCCGTAATGGCTGCAATCCGCAAGCCTGCACGAATCTTGGCCATAGTGTTAAACGCTTTCAGTTGTGCAATGCCCGCCGCTCCCGCCGTCACGACATTCGCAGGGTTGGCCGCTGCCATGACTGCATTGGCTGCCATTTCCTTGTTTAGGTTTACGATGACATTGGCAATCGCTGCGCCTTTCTCAACGGCCAAGGCTGCAATGGCCAAGCCTTTGTTCTCGTTACCAAATGCGGCGAGCGTCTGCCCGATGGCGGCAAGCGAATCAAAAGTCACCTGCTCCTTGTAATCCGCAACGGCTTTCTCAATGGCCTTGCGTTCTTCGGCGTTCTTGCGGTCGTGTTCAAGGATGGCATCGCTTTCGGCAAAGTAGGCTTCGGCAAAGGCGTTGAAGTCAGCGGTCTGCTGGTCCAACAAGGCTTTCTCATAGGCCACCGAATCGGCCTCCGCTTGGAGTTCAGCAGCGGCAAGGATGGCAAGTCGTTCGTTCTCTGCGATCCGATCTGCAATGGCTTTGTCACGGGCGGCTTTGCGTTTAGCGTCAGCAGCAATGAGGCCGTCGGTATGGGCTTCGTATGCGCTGCGGTATTTCTCCAACTGCACCTCTTGGTCCTTCAACGCCTGCGCCTGCTCCGCTGCCCGTTGCTTTGGGTCGGGTAGGTTCAAGAACCGACGGACCGCTGCGGTGAGTTCGTCCCACTTGGCTATCAATAACCCAACTGCCGCAACTGCTGCACCGATACCCGTGGCAAGGAGAGCGATGCGGAAGGCCTTCATCGCTCCCGTGCTGGTTCCCACCGCCACGGCGTAGAGTGCCTGCGCCGCTGCTTGGCCTTGGGTTATCAAGATTGAATCCTTGTTCAGCAGGTTGGCCACCTGTTGCACCCCGTTAGCGAGGGCCATGGCGGCTTGGACCTTGACGAGGGACTTCTGCAGTTCTTCTTCCTCCGCTCCAAACAAGGCCGCCGCACCCTGGGCGATTTGGAATCCTGCAGTAATACCTTGGATGGCCCCGACGAAGGTGTCAATGGTTCGGGTATCCGAGGCGAGTTGCTTAATCCTCTGCTGCGTATCGCCGATTTGGTCTTTGAGCCTTCCCGCTTCTTTCTCCATTTCACGGAATGCTTTGGTCCCATCTTGACCTGCGAGGGCCATATCCGCAAGGGTCTTCTGCAATTCCCGCAAGCGGGTCTTTGCGCTGGTCGTGCCAGCAGCGGTGGAATCTTTTAGCCCTACTTCAAGGACTATCTCTTTAGTTACATCTGCCATGGTTATCCTTCGGAGGGTAGTTCGGGGTTAATGGGTGGTTCATAGCCTGGGTCAACAGGGTCGGGGTCAATGGGACCGTTGAATAGTCCCGACGGGTCGTTTGCAATCGGTGTCGTGCTGGTAGCGGCAAACTCGGATAGGTTCAAGATTCTGCGCAAGGTTACACGGCAAGGCTTCATCTGCCCTACCAGGTAGTCCCGAATCTCCAGCAACCGCCAACGGATGCCGCCGTAATAGATGGGCTTGCGGAAGTCCAGTTGGTAGATGTCCACGCTTGATAGCAGCATCGTGAGTTCCAACTGCAAGGCTTCCTGCGATACCGTTTCGTTGATGTAGTTGAGCCAGTAGGTGTTGTACAGGTTGTTGTTCGTGTAGGCAAACGGGTTGCCGCTTGCATTCACGGCGTTGTAGTACACCAAGCGAGGCTGCCCAAAGGCCAAATCCACGCTGGGGTTGTAGGGGTTGTCAATGTGGCTGACGAAGGGCAACGCCGTTTGGTTAACCGCAAGGACGGTGTTCAGCGTTCCTGTGACCCCGTATTGGTATCTCCATGTCGTTGGGGCCGTGACCACATTGTACTGCGCAATTCGGTAGCCTGTCTGCAAAGGCTTGATGGTCCCGCTTGCAAGAGTTCCCTCCAAATCCCAAGTCCTTCCAGCGACCTTGTTGGTGCTGAACGATGCAGGTATCAAAGTCCCGCATAGGGTTTCTACCACCTTGTCGCCCTTGCCGTAAAAGTTGGAAGTGTTGTAAATGCGTCCACCATAGCCTTCCCTGTTCAGCGGGTAGGATTGTTTGTAGGTCTTGGACAGATAGTCACCCATGTCTTTGTATTTGAAGATGACATTTGTGTATGCGTTCGGGTCGCCGTTGGTCAGGTTTTGCACGGCGTTCTCGTCGGATTTCTGCGACCAATCCACCACGCCCGAAGTATAGAAATCCTTCCACGGCTCGATGTAGAGCAGTTTGGGGTCTTGCGGGTCAGGCATGAATTGCAAGTTGAACATCTTCTGCAAGTCCTGCAACAGGTCGCTCTGCTTGACATCGGCAGGCAGGGCCGTTCTCATGTCAATAATCCCGATGCTTTGCGGGTTTTCAAGGCAGGTCATCTGCACGGTCATGCCTGAACGAAAGGTGATAGATGTGGCTCCCTCGGTTTCCTTATAGCGAAACTTTACGACCGCATTGGCGGGGACGACGATGTTGTTAAAAATCAGCGTACCTGACAATGGGTAACTCGCACTCGTAAGGTCAACCGTTCCAACCAAGGCAAGCGTTGAACTTGTGGCCGTGTTGTAGATGTCAAAGTCACCACCTGCAACGCCATCGGGTCCAAAGGTTACGCCGCTGACGATGTAGTTCATCACAACGCTCCAACGGGTTGGGACTGCTGGAGCGACGAAGGTGCTGGATGATGCGACCCAATATCCTCCGTTGTCAAAGTAGGGGGCCACATTGTCACGGCTAAATTCAAGATTAACCGCTGGACCTACGAGCGATGCAGACACGGACCCCGTGGATTGTACGAAAAGATTGGACCCCGATAGATTGGTCGTTGGCGTTCCCGCTGCGTAGGGGATGACCAACTTGTTGAACAGGGACGAATTGAAGAAGGTGCTGGAATAGCGAAACCCTGCCTCCGTGAAGATAAGGTCCACCATCTTCTTGACATAAATGCTTGGACCGAGCCTCCACCAAGGGACCGTGAACGACCCACCTTGCTGCACATCGCTGAACCCCGCCGCATCCACAATCCCGTAAACATACCCGCTTGATGCCGCACCCGATGCCGTCCAGGTACCGCTCACATGGCCGCTGGTGGGCGTGTGGTTCATACCTGTCACGCCTGCGGTGTTTACCAGCATATTGCCCTCAATCGCTTTGAACAGGGACACATTGTCCGTAAACAAGCCCACCTCGTAGGTGACGGTTCCCTTGGTCTTGGACATGGAGAGCAGTTGCAGCACCCCGCTGAACACCTGCACCCCATCCTCCCACATGGCGGCTCTTATCCGCTTGTTGGGTTGGAATCCACCCACGAAGGACTGGATGTTGTATGCGTATGCAAAGCAGGCCCGATTCGTCGGGGTGTTCGGCAGGGTGATGGTCTTACTGAAAGACCCCCGCTGCTTCGTGACATCCTCAATGTCGCCAATGGAATAGGTTACCGCAATGTCGGTCCCGCCCATCGTGTCAAGCACATAGGCAAGTTCGGGCATGGCATTCAGCCCCGCAAAGCGCAGGTACAGGCAATCAAAGCAGGCTTCCTCCTTGGTGTCCGCTCCATCGGCATCGGCACGGGTGTTGAAGTTGTTCCACGCCGCCAAGTCGTTGATGAAACTGGTGGTCGGGTAGGCTATCAGCGTGACGCTCATAGGATGTTGTTGTCGTAGGCTACGGCCACCTCAATCTGCAGTTGCGTTAGGCGGTCGTTCCGTCTGGTTACAAACTGATACTGGTTCGCATTGACCACCGCTTCCACAAGGGTTCCCCCAAGTTCGAGCCACACATACCCACTCCGTACCATTTCAATCAGCCACTCGGATTCGGCATCGGTCAGCCAATCGCTATTCAAAGCATACACGAAGTCAAACGACCCCGCCCAAACCTTGTTGTAGGTGGTGGTTGCGTACACATCCGAGTTGTAGCCGAACACCTCCCGCTGGATGTTGGCCCGCTTGCGGTTCTTCATCGTGAAGGTGTACGAATCAATCCCGCCGTACTTGTTGACGAAGTGAACGGGGATGGAATCAAACCGCTCGCAGGGGCCGAAGGTGAAGGTGGTTACATTTAGCCCCCCAATGGAATTGCTGAAAAACTGCACCGTGTAGGAATCGCCCTCCACCGCTCCGCTCAATGCAGAAATAGTTCCCGACAAATTCGCAGGACCGCAGGCAAATCGTTGGATGTTGTAGTCGGTTGTTCCCGAAAGGCTGGGGCTGACTGCAAAGTCGTAGTTCACGGATTTGTAGTTCACCCGTGCCGAAACGAGCCAAGTGTCGTCGGGCGATGCGGTTGTGTACTTGGTGGCGTTGATTGCGAGGAAGTTGCTCCCCCCATGGTACACCGTAAATGCTCGTTGGGTTGTCAGCGGTCGAGAAATTTGAAAACTGCTCCCGATGCGGAAGTACGGGCTTAGGGTCCACCCCGCAAGTTCCAACTGCTCCAGGTTCCCCGCAAAAGCCATCACCCCGCTGACCGTTGTGGTCGCTCCCGTGACGGCGGGGGTGTTCCCGTACTCTTGCGTGAAGTCCAACCGATACCCCGAATAAAACCCCGAATGGTCCACGAATCCCGTCTGCGTCAGCGATGGGGCGGTCGGGGCTACGAGGGTTTCAACCACCTTCTGCACATCAAAGAATCCGAAGTTGGTGGTGGGTAGTTTGTCGCACTTCAGTCGTGCCAGCGTGGTCCCTGCGGGGTTCTTCACATCGCAGACATAGCGGTAGTTCGGCTGGGCAATCAGCGAGCCGCTGACTTTGTAGAGCATCTTGTTGTAAACGGGGGTCGCTACGAGGGGCGACCCTGATAATACGGATATGGACATGGGTTATCGGACGGTTGCGACGCTGATGGACTTGCCGAGGACTTCGGCGATGTTTTCGGTAAGCACATCCACCATTTCTTTGGTGGCTGCGTTGGACATGAAGTTGGTGGCCCGTAAGCCTTCCCTGCTGATTTTGCGGGCGATGTTGATGGCGAAGGAGCGGTTGGCCGCCTGCTTATCCCTGCCCTGCAATGGAATCCCCTTGAATGCAATCCACTCTTGGATGGGTCGGATGGGAATCGGGTTGCCCTTGAATCGGAACGGACTATTTGGCGCACGGTTGCTCTTCTGCGTTCCCTTGACACCGAGGTCCACGAACTTCCAGTAATCGTTGGCTTTGATAGCCACCACAAAGGATGAATCGGTCAGCGTGATGGGTTCAACGGTTATGCTTTGGGCAAGGGAGTTGCTGGCAATGGCGTTGGCGTTTGCGAGGTTCTGCTTGGCGAGCCTGACCACCCCCTCCAGCCACTTGGTGACCAATGCGTAGGACTTGTTCTCAATCGCTCCATCCGCAAGGCTGACCCCGAAATCGGCCAAGGCCTCCTTCTGCAAGTCGGTCAGTTTCTTGCCCGAACCACCTACGAATACATCAAACTCCATGCTGGTAAATGTCCAGCCACGCAAATTGTGTCCTACTTGCGCCGCATCCGCTCTGCTTCCATCCTCTCTGCTTCCAAGATGTCGTGGATGAGTAGCGCATAGTTCAGGAACTCCACCGCCTTCATTGCAAAGATGGCATCAAATTTCAGCACATCCTTGTTCGCCATTCGCCACACCACCATCAGCCAACCGTACCCAGCAAGGGGGTTGGTTACTGGCCCTGCATTCCCTTCGTCAGGTGCTTGGAATAGTCGCTCAAAACTTTCAAGTAACTTTCTGAACTTAGCAAAAAAAAACTGACCACCCCCCAAACATCGCCAATCTTGGCGTTTGCTTTGAGCAGTTCGGCCCGCTCTTGGTGGGATGCCCCGTCGTACTTCTTCGGGAACCATCCGAGGAAGCCGCCCTCCCTGCAAAGGGTCGCCATGATGCGGTGCAGGTTTTGGACGAGTTTCTTCTCGTCGGTCGTGTCCGTGTCCATCAGGTCAATCAGTTGCCCTGCCGTGAGTTCGTCCGTGAAGACGGTCGGAATCCACCACTTGCCAGCCGCTTTGAACCGCCTGCGATATGCCAAGGTAGGCAGTTCGTTCCACTCTGCGATGATGGTCTTGTAACGCTTTGTCAGCCCCTTGGCGGGCATTTCTCGGACGAGCGATACATCCACCCCCTCAACGATTGCAACGACCCCTGCACGCTTGTCGTAATCGGTCAGGACAGGGCTGAACTCCAGCGCAGCGATGCGTTGGAACTGGTCGATGGTGAGGTCTTGGAGTTTCATTTTTGGAAGTACCATTGCTGCGTGCCTGGGACAACGCCGTGCCGTCCCCCGAAAAATTCACCCACCGCCTTCACAACCCCTGGCCATCCCGCCGTGTAGTCGTCCCCGCAAATAAACCCTCCACGCTTGACCTTCGGAAACCAAGCCTCCAGGTCCGCAAGTACGGGTTCGTATTCGTGGGCCGCATCGATGTAAACGATGTCAAATTCTCCCTGCTTGAACAGTTTGGAGGCAGCGATGGAATCGCAGTTGTGGTCTTTGATTTTGTCGCTTATCGGGGCGATGTTCTGCTTGAAAACCTCGTAGGATGGGACCAAGTTGCTGGCCTTGTGTTCGGGCGAACCCTCAAAGTGGTCCACCGCTATCAACTTGTAGTTCTGCCCCCTGCTTACAAACACCTCGTCAAAGATGGCCGTACCCCTGCCAAGATAGACCCCGATTTCAGCCATGACGATGCGTGGCTTGGGAGGTAAGGTGTCAAGGATGAAGTGAAGGAGTTGGCCTTGCAATTCGGGCCTGGACCAGCCGTAAATGTGGTCGTGTTTCATCGTCTAAAGATTTCCTTGATGTCCCTGCTTTGGTTGGAATAGTTGTTGGTCAAGTGATACACCTTGCAATGGTCCGCAAGTTCGCCGTTCTCGTCCATCTCCAGCATCGGCTTTAGTTCCAAGGACCAAATCGGCAGGGATGCAAGGGATTCCCGATAGAGGCCGTTATTCGGTATCATCTGCAACGCTTGCGGGTTGCGGCTCAACACCTCGGCAAGCCGCTTGGTGCTGAACATCCAAAAAGCGTGGTAATTGATGTAATACGGGAGGCTTGCGTAGGTCTTCCCGTTCCACTCCTTCCACATGTTCGGGGTAGGATTGAATGCAATGTCGGGGCTAAATTCGCCTTCCTTGTCGGGGTAAGTTTCAATGCGGGTGAAGGACGGGTACAGGTTGTCCTCAAACATCGGGTCAAACTGCTTGGTAAAGTTGACGAACCCTTCCTTGGGGAGCATCATGTCATCCTCAAAGTAGGCCACCCAGTCAAAGTGCTGGTACACCTCCGCAATCCTGTTGCGGTGCTTGCTGGTCAATTCCCAAGGGTGTCCCATCGCCGTGTGGGCGTGGAAGGTAACGGGAAGGTGAGCGAGTTCTTGGGCCGCTTGCGGGTCGTTGGTGTCCACGAAGATGTCCGACTGCACAGGGTAGGACTTGATGGCCTCAATGACCTTGGTCAAGTTCTCCACCCTGTTGGGATGGTGATGGTAGGCGATGTTGGCGAGTAGTTTCATGGCTTTACAATGTACCAAGAATCGCCCTGCGGTTCCTC